TGCCATCTACAAGCCTTTTAAGAGTTTTGCCGTTTTCTCCCGTGAAAGGTAGTATTTCGCATCGGCCTCGGCTTCTAAGATGTCCAATAAGGAAAACCCGTTCTCTTGACTGGGGCACGCCATAGTCTTTGGAGTTGAGCACCTGCCAGAAGACATCGTACCCTGCTTCGTCCATTTCAAGGAGAACTCGGGCAAAGTCCCATCCGCTATGAATGCCCAGCAGGTTTTTAACGTTTTCAGCGACAAGCCATCGGGGTTTATCGCTTTCCTTCTTGCCTTTGACGAGGTCAAGGACTGTAAAATAAAGTCCAGATCGCTGTGCACAAAGTCCTCTTTGATATCCTGCAACAGAGATGTCCTGGCAGGGAAAGCCGAAGGTCCAGCAGTCGGCAACGGGGATATCTTCTGATTTAATTTTTCGGATGTCTTCACCAAACCACTCTCCCTTCGTGTCAAACATAGCTTCATAAGAACTTCTTGCAAATTTGTCGTTTTCACAGCTTCCGACGCATGTCCAGCCGGCTCGTTCAAAGCCGAGCCTGAAGCCGCCAATGCCGGAAAACAAATCAATAAATGTGTGTGTCATCGCTCGCCCTCCTCTGTCCGAAGAAGGCGCTCCATCATGTCGTCCTGGGGACTGCCGATAAAGGCGGTCGTCGTGTTCTGCTTAACGATGTCGAAAATCTCATACCAGATGAGATTGGACTGCTTTTGAAAAGACTGGCTCATGGAGACAAAGGGGCTGGCAATTGCCCCGCCTGTGGTCGGGTGCTTACCTAAAAGACCGTAGGTACTGATGGCCTGTTCACACTGGATATAGCGGGCAAAAGCCTGTGAGTAGGATTCCAAGAGTCTTGGGTTCACGAGCTTCTCACAGCGCCTGTCTTTCAGCCATTTCCAGGTCTCGGCATAGATTTCATCCGCACCAAGAGGTTTGCCGTCCTTTTGTCTGGCGGAGAGGTAGTCCGAAGGACTCGGCATCTCTTCGCCGAAAAGATCAGACACATCATCCGGCTCATCCGGAGCAAAGAGTGCTTCCGGGTCAAAGTCATAGGTTTCTAGTATTTTTGCTTCTTTTCCGGCGGCGATTTTATCGGCGAGTGCATCCGGCTTGCTGCCGGCTTTCACTCGTCTGCCACCGCGGTATGTTCCGTCTTTTGCCACAAAAGCACCTCCTTTCCGGCTGCTAGGGGTTAATCCCCCCTTTGAATTGAAGTTTTTTCGTGCGTGACCCACCGCCCGTTGATCGCTTAAGGTGCGGTAGAGATTGACACCCCCCTGGGGGAGGTGCGAAAGCTTCAAAGCGAACGCAGAAGAAATTGATTAGCACAGGTGTTTAGCCCCAGCGTCCGCCCTCTTTGGCAGTTATTCTCGAGTGACAGGACTTGCAGAGCGCCATCAGGTTCTCGTAGTCATGCGTTCCGCCTTCAGACAGCGGCTTGATGTGATGAACTTCTTCGGCGGGCGTATACCTGCCTTGCTCCCTGCACAGTTCGCAGAGTGGATGTGCTGTAAGGAAAACCTTTCTGATCTTTCGCCAGCGTCTGCCATAGCGTTTCGCTGTTTTGGGGTCACGCTGGTGGCGGTTGTAATGGCGGTCAACTTTTCTTTTGTGTTTCTCACAGTACCTGCCCTCCACCAGCTCGGGACAGCCGGGGAAGGAACAAGGCCGCTTGGGTTTTCTGGGCATCGTCCACCTCCGGGCATAAAAAAAGACCCGAAGCACAGCCGCTACAGGTCTCTATAGTTTTTCGTCAGTATAAGAATAACAGGCTTCCAACTTGCATCTCAATATCAGGTCGTTCCACTTTCTTTCACATCGTTCCAAAGTTCCTGAACGTCTTTGCTCGACTGCGCTATAGTTTCCAGGAAAGACAAGACCTCCTGCTTTTTGCGAAACATAGATGTCTTGCTGATATAAAAGCGTTCCGCTGCTTCGGACAGGGAAAGTCTGTCGATCCAGAGCGCCTGAATGATCTTCTGATCGTACTGCGAGCAGGAACGGATCAGCCATTCCAAAACAGAAAGCTGCTTGAAGCGGTGCTCCGCATGGGAAAGCCGCCTGTCAACCGCTTCATTGTTGACAAAGTCTGCACAGCCTTTTAGGAACTTCAGAATCTGCCCCAGCTCAGCTGTGCTTCCTTCGACTTCTTTCAGATCAACCTCAAGCATGAGATGCAGAAAATAAAGATCAGCTTCCAGCTCGTTGTGATAGCGTTCGTAGTCATCAAAAATCTGTTCGATGGTCATCGTCAAATTCCTCCTCATAAAACCCGAAGTATTGATGCTGGTCGGCAAAAGTCTTAGCCATAAGTTCAACCGCTCTTGTCTTCTTGCGGTTAAGTTCCGAGCCGCTGATATTAAACTTCTGGCAGACCTCACCCCAGCGGTGCTCTTCCAAAATCTCAAAAGTCAAAAGATTTCGGTAATATCTCGGCAAAGCCCGGATGCCGTACTTTACGAAGTCCACCTCTCGGGCGACCCTGGCATAGTCTTTGGCCATTTCTTTTTCCGATGCATGATTGATCAGCCAGGTGAGCCGTTTATAGGATGTGGCGATATAAAAGAGGCGATTCAAAGACCGCTGTTTTTGGATTCTGACCTGATCATCGCTCTTGCCGGGAAAGTTCAGCATCTCCAATACTTCATCCGAGGTTATGGGAACAAAGTCCGTCATTTCCTGCTCCAGCCGTTTCATCTCTAAGAGGTTCTCAGGATAGTCTTTCAGCATCTGCCGAATGCGCTCAACATATGCCATCGCCGACCCTCGCTTTCACAGCCTGCATCAGATTTTCCTGGGTCAGGTCTTTTTTCGCCAAAGCCCGGACGACATCCCGGTCAATCGTGCCTTCGGCGATTAGACGGAAGATGACCACCGTGTCTTTTTGTCCCTGCCGCCAGAGCCTGGCATTGGCCTGTTGGTAAAGCTCCAAAGACCAGGGCAGAGAAAACCAGATCACGGTCGAGCCGCCATGCTGGAGGTTAAGGCCGTGTCCCATTGAAGCCGGATGGGCTATCGCCACAGGGATTTCGCCACGGTTCCAGGCTTGAAAGTCCTCCGGTGTTTTGATTTCCTGTGCTTCTTTGAAGCGTTTTTGAATTCGCTCTTTGTCATGACGATAGTTGTAGTAGATAAGGACAGGTTTACCGTTGGCCGCTTCAATCAAATCCTCCAGAGCATCAAGCTTTGCGGAATGAAGCTCTGCCACATCTTTGTTCTCGTCATAGACCGCACCCGATGCCATCTGCAGGAGTTTATTTGTAAGCACCGCCGCATTGACCGCATCCACGGTCTTACCTTCCAGTTTTGCCACCATCTCCCGCTCAAGTTCTTTGTATTTTCCCTTGGCGACAGGAGGGAGCTTGACTGTGACATCCCTTTCCAGACGTTCAGGCATTTGGAGGAAGTCTTGACTTTTCATGGAGACACAAAGGTCAGACAGCCGGCTGTAGATCCACTCCTCCGCATTCTGCTTAGGCCTGTAGGAATAGACAATCCAGCCATTCATCCTGTCAGGTACAAAGAAATCCGCCCGATAGGTGCTGAGTGTCTTCCCCAGCCGCTTACCCTGATCCAGAAGATAAATCTCCGACCAGAGATCCATCAGACCATTCGTAGACGGCGTGCCTGTAAGCCCCACCACCCGGTCAATGCCGGGACGCTTTCTCCTCAGTGCCTTAAAGCGTTTACTTGAGGCATTCTTAAAGCTCGAAAGCTCATCGATAACCAGCATGTCAAAATCCCACTCGCCAAGTTCAGCCAGCCAGGCGACATTTTCACGGTTAATGACATAGATATCGGCAGGTGTATTTAGGGCTTCAAGCCGCTGTGCTTCCGTGCCGAGAACCTTGGAGATTCGAAGGTAGGTCAGGTGATCCCATTTTTCAAGTTCCTCCGTCCAGGTGTTTTCGGCGACTCGAAGTGGTGCGATGACCAGCACCTTGCTGATGTCAAAATAGTCAAACATCAAGTCCCAGATAGCGGACAAGGTAATCACGGTCTTGCCAAGTCCCGGCTCTAAAAAGAGTCCACAGGCTTTCTGCTCGATGATTTTCTCTTTGGCATATTCCTGATAATCATGCGCCTTGTATTGCATCCAATATCCCTCCAATCGCATCCGGGTCATCCAGGACAAAGACCTGAAAACCTAAGTTCCTTAATTGCTTATGTCGGTATAGCTGCTGTGCGGTCGGCTCTTTGCCAGGGGCTTTGACTTCAATGAAGCCCGTCTTGCCGTAGGGCAGGAGCACCATCCTGTCGGGCACTCCGGCAGTTCCGGGAGACGTAAACTTCCAGCAGAGACCGCCCTGACTTGAGACTTCCTTCACTAATTTTTGTTCGATGGACTTTTCTCTCATATTTTTCCCCCTTCAGATGAACAGGCGTACAAGCTGAACAGGAATTTCCTATATTTACTACGTGCGTGTACGCCTGTGCCATTTACTCTTTTATCTAGTGTTTTCTCTCAAGTAATTAACTAAAGAAGTTGTTCAGCTTGTTACTTGTTCAGTTCTGACATAGACCCGCTGCCGTCCGTAAATGGGAAGTGTCCTGAGTTTTCCGGTGCGCTCCCAGCCATCGACCTGAACCATCAGGGCAGCGATGGCATAGGAATCGACGGGCTTTAAGTCGGCAAGGTTTCTGCCGAAGCACTCACACCAGATCTCGGCATTGCTGACCTCGGTGCGCCTTATGGAACCCTTGTCCGATGTAATATCGCCTTCGAGGTAATTGCGACGATCGTAGACATCCATATCCGCCCAGTTGTCCGGCAAGAGCCGGGAAAGATACTCCTCAACCAGACCCTGACGCTCGTCCGCTTCCATTGCGCTTTTCTGGGCATCTTCCGCCGCCCGCAGAAGGTCGCCTTCGAGATAGAGCTTCTCGCCCTGTTCGTAGTAGTACTTGGCTTCCGCCCAGATCTGGTCTCGCTCCTCGGGCGTAATCGTCCAGTCCACGCGCTGCTCCGTCTGGTGGCATTTAATAATCCAGAATCGACGGTTGCCTGTGATGTCACGAAGATAGCCCCGCTCTCCATTGACCGTAGCAACGATGATGCACTGCCTGGGATGGCTTTCCACGACCTTGCCGTAGCTGGGTCGGTATTTATCGTCCGCTGTGGATAGAAAGGACTTGACCTTTTCGATGTCCGCTTTTTTCATTCCGGCAAGTTCGCTGATCTCGATAATCCAAAAGCCCTGCAGTTTTTCAGCGGCGGACTTGTCGCTCATATCGGTAAGCGAAAGGGAATCTGAAAAATAGTCATCCCCCGCCAGGGACCGCCACATGGTGCCCTTGCCGATGCCCTGTGCCCCATCGATGACCGTCATGCT